CTTGCTGCTGCTACTTGTTGTCTAGCATATCCACCAAAACTAGCTTCTGTTACTGAACCTGTTTCAGCGGCAGATACGGCTGTTGCTAGTCCTACATAAATATTGTCACCAGGACTTGAGAAACTTAACGAGTTATTTTTAAAAATATAATGTAATAATCTTCTTTCTAAATAGTTAGTTGCTGCATTTGAGGTTGCCATGTTTTATCTCCTATGTCCTTGGTCTTCTAGGCAATCCTTGCCTATAAGCATCAGCATTTTCTCTTGATTCTCCTAAATCTTTTAATCTACTTACTTCTTCCATAAACCTTTTTTCATACAACTGCATCATATCTGGTTCACCTTTCATAAAAATATACGCTTCTGAAAGCGATCCGTAAAGCATTGCGTTTAAGGCATTCTTACTTAACCAGGTAGTTGTTGTATCACTTGATATGGCAGATATAGCAGAACTATGAGCGGTTGTGCCACCAGTTACTGTCTCTCCATTTGTAAAGTTTGTTGTTGGAACCACTATTGTTAACTGATTCGTGCCATCATTCTTAGAACTAATTGTAGCTGTAGCACCACTAGATGCCCCTGTAATTACTTCGTTCACAGCAAAACTACTTGCAGCGCCCACTGTTAAAACTATCGTACTGTCTGCTAAACTGGTTGGTTTGTGATAATAATGTAGTTCAACAGAAAAGTTACTATTCGGTGTTGGTGCGAGTATAAAATTATCTACATCAAATCTTGCATAATACTTAGGAACACCTGTTGTTGATGCATTTGGATTATATTCTTGTATAAAATTTACATCTTTTTCTAATAAAAATTCAATATTACTAGAGTTAGTTATAGATAAACTAAATGATGCTAAGTAATCATCTGGAACAGATAAGAACCTATCAGAAGAAGAAGTAGCACTTGTTACGTTTTTTCTAAAATATTCAAAGTCTACCATCTTAAACAATCTGTTTTCGGTAGATCTTACAAAGTCTCTTAAATGAGATACAAAAGTAGTTTCTGTGTTTTCTGTGTAATCTTGTATAGCAGTCTTTAATGTTGTTAATGTATAACTCATCTAACTCTCCAACGTCACGGGTCCAGCAGATGCTACTCCACCACCACCAAAAACATTCCCTAGTGTAGCCGTAGCACTTACACTAATCGTATACTTATTTGTGTCTACCACAGATTGTATTGTAAAGCCAGATGAACCTTGCATTGTAGAACTTGGTATACCATCGAAAGGTGCTACGTCTCTAAACCTAATTGTACTTGAAGCAGATCTACCATGTGCTGGTTCTGTAACTGTAACTGTTGTAGGACTACTTCCGCCCGTACCCGTTTTAAAAGGATTAAAAGGTAAAATAACAGAAACAGAAGGCTCTTCTCTATCTGGCCTTGCATCTTTTATTGCTTCTGCATCTGCGGTCTTTACTCTTAAATCTATTTGAGGATGTTTTGATTCAAACTCATCTTTGCCAACAAACAAGCCGTTCCATTCTTTTCTCATGTCTCTCAATCGATAACGAAAGCCAGACCTATCAGATATTCCATATGAGTTCTTGCCTGTTGCAAATCTTCCCATCAGACACTCAAGTATTTAATGTCGGGTGTTAATGTAAGTGCCACTCTATCTTCATCCTCTGCTGCCGCTCTTTGAAACTCTTCTTCATAGATTGATTTTAAAAGTTGCGTTCTTTCTGGTGCTCGTTTTACAGATAAGTAATAAGAAAGACCTGCTACCATACAAGGAAGGAACCTAAAAGGAACATCCGAAGTGTTCTGTAATGTATCTGCATCTTGTATTCTTCTAACATAAAAATACTCTAAAGTATCTGTACTATTCTCTGGAGTAGGCCATAAGAAAATCTTTGGTATTGTTTGTCTATCAAAGTAATATTGTGAAGGTCTGCCTTTTTGAGTTTTACTTGGTAAGTTTAAATACTCACCTCTTGATATCTTAGACATGCTAAAGTCTGTACCACTTCGTCTAAGAACAACTTCTAATATATCCGTATAATCAGCCGTAAAAGTATAGCTAGATGTTCCATCTGTTAACGCCTGGGTAGCAGAATTAACTGTCCATAAGTTAAGTCCTCTGTTTGCCCATTCAGAAAACATTATGTTAAGAGAACGTCTCGCTGTTCTTGCATCATAACCCGTTCTAACTTCAAGACCGCATCTTTCGTACGCTTCTTCTACGATCTCACCTACGTCTAAATCAAAATCCCTTGAATCCGAAGTTGCCATTTAATCCTCATTATACAAATTATCAAAAATTTTATTTACATCTAATGTATAGTCTAAATCAGATTTTGAATAATGTATATGCTGTGAAGGTAAAAAATCTGGGGCACCTTCACCTGTTTCAAACCATGCTGGATGTGTAACACGTACACGATTATTTGGCAATGCTACAATGTTACCCGTCCATTTACCAGCATCAATCAAATACATTACATGACTTTGTTTATGCTGTGCTGGATCATCAGCTATCTCACTATCTGTATAATCAACTGTAAACAAATACTTTGCTGGGAATAACTGACCATCTATCTTAGCTAACCAAGGACAAGGTGTAGCTCTATCCATAACATAAACAGCATGGGTGCGTGAAGAACAATCCCAAGGTTGTGCATTATAAGTATCCATAGGTTCTGGCCATTCTTCCACGGGAATATCTGCCATTAAAGCTGTTATAGGCATTCGTGCCCACATAGCTCCACCATGCACGTTTGGATCATCCGTATCATCATTCTCACAACCCGTGAATATTACTTGGAAACTTAGAGATCTATTAGGCATAGTCGTAACTGCTATAGCCATAGCATGTAAAAACTCTCCGTGATACCTAAGATGATTACAAGTATATTCCCTTCTAACCCAACACTTAAATTGAGGAATGTTACTTTGCAAATAGGGCATTATTTCTTGACTAGTTTGTAGCCTTTCTTATTAGCCGCTGCTCTAATCTGTGCTATAGACATTACTTTGACTTTACCGCCTTTTTTCATGCCTTTAGATTTCATCATGCCACCCATTCTGTAGCCTTTTTTCTTCATCATTTTTCTGCCTCCAGTAGTTATTTGTTTAGGAATATTTGAACGAGATATTGTCATTTAAACCAACCCATTGCAAAGTTAGCAACAACACCAACGACACCGCCCAATGCCATCATAACCCAAAAACCTCCTCGCCACTTATCAGCCGTAGCACGGAGTTGGGTTACATCTGTTTTTAATTCTTTCATGTCCTCTTGAAGAGACTCAACTCTTTCTTCTAATTTAGCCAAAGCTACTTCAAGTCTCTGATTCTGGGACATTTTCATAAAAATTAAAATTCTTTTCTAAGATATAGAATAATTGTATATGTATCGCCACTTGAATGACCAACAGTTGTAAATTGTACATCACCTGTTACACCAGATCCTGCATTATTTGGTAAACCACCAAAAGATGTATAGTCGTGATGACCAGATTGATTTTCACCAAGTTGAATAGCTAAAACATCTGATGTAGCATCAAAAAGTATGCTAACTTTCATACCTGTACACTGCCACCAAATCTTTTGAATTGTAACGCCCGTACAAGTGCTACCATCTGCACCTGTAGATAGACCACTTACATCAACTTTAGTGACGGCACTTTCTCCAGAGCCGTCACTTACGTTTGTGAATTTTAAAACTGCATACTTTGGACCGTCAAGAATGGTTTGAGTTGCTACTGCATCAGCCATTTTAACCTCCTAGGTTTACTCGTTAATTATTCTGCTCATTTTAACATAATGAATATGAATTGCTTCTGCCGCACCAGCACCAGCTTCAACTCCAATATAAGGAATTAAATCAATATCATCCGTCATTGCCGCAGATTTGGTTGTACCAGTTGTAACTTCTGTACCGCCTGTAGAACCAGATGTGCTTGTTATGTTATATTGAACTCCATCTACAAAAATAGACATTTGTCTTGAACTATCAATTTCTATTTTTAAGTGATAAATAGTATTTGCAGCTATAGTTATTGGTAAAACACTAATATGATCTGTGCCACCAATACTATGAATAAAATGCAGTTTTGTAAAATCAGTAAATGCTTCAGAGTTTGTAGCATCTGTTTGAAATTTAAAATATGCTTGGTTAGCATCTGTCGCTATTAACTGATCATTAGTTAATTTTAAACCAGCATATGCTTTCTGGTTATCAATTGCAGGTAATGCTATTGATGTTTCAAAATGTACTTGATTCTCAGTCCCCCATAAACAACTTGCCCATGCTGTTGCAGCGGTATCTAAATGTGGAGTAATAATTGCTTGGTCTTGATCAGCACCTGCTGTTGTTGCTACAATTCCTGCTGATGTACTATTAAAGGTACATAAAGCAGTAGTCATATTAGTTCCAAGTGCTTCCCAGTTTCTATTCAAAGCTCTTTGAACTTCAACTGTTGATACTTGGTCAATATTTGCATTTAAACCAGGTCTTTGTAAAAACCATTCTTCTAAATAAAAACGTCTTGTATCTTGTGGATAATCTCCAAGAGTTCTGTCTTGGATTAAACCAGTAGTAGAATCTTTACTGATTAATTTCATTCCATTTTGCGACCTTATAGGTCCAGAAAAGGTTGTATTAGCCATGTCCATTCTCCCGTCTTGGCAAATGTCAACTACATTATGTAATTGTCGGTTAATTAGTTATATAATAAAAAAAACCAGATTGCAATGCAATCTGGTAAAGTTTTTCTTTTGGGAGGAAATATTGAATAAAACAATATATCTACCTCTTACGTATCACAAATAAAAAAGGGTGGCAAGTGCCACCCTTCAAATCCCAGAATTTGTTTTTAGTTATGCACCTGGTGAACCAAATACACATCTTGGATCAGAGAATCCAAAAGAATATCTCTCACGAGCTTTATATCTCATGTTTCCAGTATCGAAGTCTGCTTCCATACCTGTAGATAAAGCTACACGTTCAAAATGTAAGAACCCACGAGGAGTATCTGTCATAAGGAAAAATGCATCTGTATCAGTTAGGAAGTCATTGACTACATAACCTTCTGGTAACATACCCATGTTCTTCATTGCATTAGCATCATTATCTGATGTTGATACTCTAAGTGTTGAGTTCATAATTCTCTCTGCAACGAACTGTAACTGTCTTGGAATAATTAACTTCATTCCTCTTAAAGCTACAATAAGACCTCTTTCGTCAACAAAGCCTGCAATCTTAATTAAAGCATCTTCAAGAGATGTTTCGTTAAGGTCTGCCGCAGTTGAAGGTTCATTCGCAAATGTCGCTCCAGTTGTTAACGGATGATCTGTTGCACAGAGTTCTTTTCCATCACCACCAGTAACTGTACTATCAAACGCATTGTTCAATACAGATGCTGCCTTAACTTGCTTGGTGTGTGCCATTGATCTTGCCAAAGCTTTTGTGTATCTACCAGAAAGTCTGTCGTAGAGATTATCTTCTACAGCTTCTTCTGTGATACTAAATGCCAAAGCAATAGTCTCATGGTTATACCTTGCAGTATAAGCTTCATTTGCATCGTCAAACGCTACTCCAGTACCTTCCGATTTAGTCGGTGCAGCACCAAAGCCAGATAACATTACTTCTTCTTCAAATGATCTGTCTGATGACTCTGTTGTGAAAATTTCAGAGTGCTGGTTTTCATACCTTGCATACTCCATTCCGAAAAGAGCATTAAGACCAGGCTCTAGCTCTTTAGATAGTTGTGCTCTACTTATCGCCATAATTAATCTCCTTTAAGAAATAGCAGCATCAGAATCTCCAGTAGAACTGAAGAAGATGTGATTGTTAATTTTAACGATATAATTTACCCCAGCAGCAGAGTGATCTGCATTTGTAGGATCATCGTGGATACCCAATATCATCAAAGGATTAGACGCATCTGAATCCTCCGCTGTAGATATATCAATCTGAGCAGTCGAAATACCAGTAGTAGTACTACCAGCAGCACCATTTTCAAGTTCTGCTGTCTTGAAAATATCGATCCTAGCAGTTGCTTTGTTAGTATTCGTTCCGTCAGATGCAATAATATATCGTTGCATAGGGTTATCATGCACAAAACCTTTTATATCGTGGTTAGTGTCTGCTGACCCAGAACCAGGCCATGTGTTAGAGAATTTAAGTTTTTTAGTGGTGTTATCAACATATTCACAACCAGCAAATACACCAAGATACTGTTTAGTATCACCAGTTGCATCACCAATTGCTATAGTTCCACCTGTTAATTCAACAACAACAGGTGATCCTTGAAAAATAGCTGAAGCATCACTCTTTATAAAATACTGATTTACTCCATCAGCAGTCGTACCGCCAAAACCATTAATTGGTTTTAAGCCGAATTTTACGCTTGTATTAGCCATAAAATGTTACTCCTAAAGTTAAAATTGAAATTTCATTAGGATTCACCTTTTCGGTTTCCTCCAAATGTTACACGACTTTGCCTTTCCTTTTGGATTGGCATCGAAGGATGTGACTCCTTCATTAAGTTTTCATCAACAGCCGTCATTTGGTTGCGGGTTCGACCCCGGTAAAATTCGTTTCTTTCCAATGCCGTCTCTTCTGGAATCCTAGCCAGTATCAAGCCTCCTTGACCAATCACACCAGAATGTTTTCCCTCTGTAATTGTAGAGAAATCTTCATCTGGATACTCGTCAGCACGAACAGGTTCCCAACCTTCTCTTAACTTAGCGTGGACGTTCATTTGATCCTCCTCGCCTCGAATGTTGGTTCTTATCCATCTCTGCCTATATCCTTCTGGTGGTTTTGGAGCATCAAGTCTGCTCGGTGGTGACCAGGGTTTTCTTCGGGTGGCGGTGCCCCTTGTATTCGCCTCTCTTTTTGTTCGATCTGTCATCATCTATTCCTTTACGTATTTAGCGTACTCTTCAAGAGGTACATTTAGCTTTTTAGCCATTGCCACCTGCGAAGGAGACAATCTAACAGTTCTGCGTCCCTGTTTTTTGCGTGAAGCGGAAGTGTCAGCAGGAGCGACCCTGGCACTTCCTCCGTTTGCTCGTTCAGTTGTAAATTTGTCTGGGAACAAACCTTTTAACTGACGATCAATTTCATCATAGTATTCATCAGACGAAAGGTCAAACCCTTCTTCAGATAATTTTTGATGAATACCCATTGCTGTACTTGTCATAACTTGATCATCACCAAACCAATCATTCTTTTCTGCCCAAGCTTGTGCCTTTGGATCAACAGGCGCTGCTTGAGGTTGTGGCTGTGGTTGTGCTACTGCTTGAGGTTGATCAGTAACTTGTTTTGACTGAGCATCTTGTCTGTCTTTCGCTATTCTATGACGTTCTTGTTCAATAGAAATCTTTGAAAGAGCTTGTTGAGCATCAAACATTTTATCAACATCACCATTATCGTGAGCTTCTTTATAGTTCTTTTTTGCTTGATCAAGCTGTGCATCAAGACGAGTACCATACTCCGAAATATAGCCTTGATCTAAATTGCTTAGACGTTCTTTAAGCTTTTGATTCTCTAACGCTGCTTCCTGGGCCTTCCTCTCGGCTTCTTGCTTGGCTCTTTCTTCGTTTTTGTACTTGGTTGTGAGCTTTTTGATTCTATCTTGTGCCCTTTTACCGACATCTTGTAATTCTTTGTCATCTGGCTCGTCTGCTTTTTGTTCAACTTGTCCAGAATCAGGTTTATCTTCTGTTGTAGAATTAACAATAGGTTGGTTGTTTTCTTCCAAAGTAACTTCAACATCTTTTTCCTCTTGGGTTGTTTCGACTTTTTCTTCAGCTAAATTTTCTGACATGTCTTATTCCTTATATATGTTTAATATCTTCTGGGTCTAAAATCGTAGCAATAACTTCATCATCGTTAATAATACGAACTTCCATATCTTCTAAAGAAAATCTGGATCCAGCATATCGACCTATACAAATCCAATCACCTTCCTTGCACCAAGGATTATTTAGATCTCCAAATTTACCCTCATCTTTATACGCAATAGGTCCAACTTTCAAAACATAAGCTACAACTGTGGCTAATGCTTCTCTTTGTCTTATCTGATCTGGTATGATTACACCCTTATTAGTAACTTCTTTACCTTGATAAGGTGCTACAAGGATTCTCCAGCCAGTTGGTGAAGGTAATCTTTCTTTAAATGATTTATCAAGAAGCGTAGGATCTAATACCCTCTCTTCTTTTTTTACATAAGCTTTTTCTTTATTTCTTTTTTGAAGTATGTGGTCAGGTACTAATAATGTCTTGGGCATCTTCGTAATTTTTCTCCAACAAGGATTTCATTTCCTCCTTTGCGTAGGTTAAGCCTTGTATCTCACCCACAAGAAGTCGGTAGTTCTCGATATCTTGAATACCACCAGATGTTAAGATCGTAGCAATGTCTTGCTCACGTCTTTCTAACATCTTATATACGTGTTTTGCGAAGTCTGCAACATCCATCTTGTTTTATTTAATAAATTCCAGAAAAGTTACTACCAGAAACTTGTATAGAACCACCTTCTGCTTTTTTAACAACCATAGTTTTACCATTCTCACTAACAAGTTTTTCTTTGTCTGTATCTATTTTACCTTTAAATGGTTTTGATAAAGCTTTTTTCATAATTGCAACATCTTTATCTGATATAGAATTAGCGGAGGTAAACCCCATTTTTTTACGAACTTCTTTAGAAATGTTCTGAACGGGGCCACCCTTTTTCATAAAACCCATATTGTTACGAACTTTAGAGGGTAATTTAGAAAGACCTTTATTGCCCATTGGAACTGGTTTTAATTTTTTGCTCATTTTTTTCTCCTTTTTCTTAAAACGCTTTTTAAAGTTTTAGCTTGTGCTGCATGTAGCTTAGATGCTTTTTTTAAACCCTTAATTACTTTTTTAATTTTTCTTTCAGCCATTATTTACCCTTTTTATTTATCATTTGCAATCCTTGCTTACCAAAGCGATATCCAAATGAGCTGCCTATTATTATATATAACATGTTGGCGAACCAATTTGGGGTCGATTGTTCTAAGAAAACAAACCCTTCTTTAACAAATGGTTGTGTCCAAGGCAAGAAAGAAGCCACAAGGATTGCCCCAAAAATTAGACTCCAAAATTCGTCCTTCCAAGATTCACCCATCTGGTTTGTAAGAGCCTGCTCATTAAGAAAACTAGATGTTGCTTCAGTCTCATAAACTTTCGCTTCCGCTTTGGCTTTTGCTACCTTAACATCTGTTTCTGCTTTAGCTTTATCAACACGTCCTTGTAACCACGTACTGGCTAATGAACCTATAGGCCCTATTATACTTCCTAGTCCTAGCATATTAACTCCTTATTTGGTGAGAGGTGTTTAGCATTATCATCAAATATTAGTATTCATTTTAAATAAGTATTAGGTTAAAAAAGAAACCAAACACCCCTCATAACTGGTGAGGAAGGCAGGCACCCCTGCGAACCTTCCTCATATATTAACATTTCCATCTTCTTCTTGCCTGTCTCAGTCTACTATTTGGATCTTTTGCCGCTTTAGGAAACTTTTTCATCTGTCCTGCACTTCTTGCACAGTATGATTTACGTCTATTTGCTGCTTTACTGCCTTTTTTTACTTTTCCAGTAACGGCTGTCTTTAATTTACTGCCAGGATTCTCTCTTCTGTACCGAGAAACTCCTGCTTTTGTCATTCCAGCACCTTTTTTTGTAGAACGGAAGTATTTCTTTGTCTTCGGTGGTTGTTTATCCTTTTTTCTAGCCACGTTTCTTCCTTCTAACTGATTTTACTCTTCTAGGCTTACCTGCTGGTTGCCCTATTCTCTTTTTTTGAGCAATTCTTGTTCTTTTTTCTGTCGTTGTAAGTTCTTTTGAGGTTTTTGGGGTTTTAGAAGATACCCTCTTTGAGGGGCGGCAATATGGAGTACCCCGTTTTTCACCTTTTTTTCTCCCACAAGCCTTCCCCGTGCGGACATCTTTCCAATCCTCCTTGAACCAACGCTTTAACGCTAAACCTTTTTTAGTTTTTCGTACAGCCACTAAAAAATCCTTGTTTTTTTACGCCTATTTTGAGTTACAGAACCACATCCGTTAGCAATAAAACCACCATTATCAAATTTTATGATTCCACCTTCTGCTGCTTTTTTAGTCTTCTTCTTTTTTGAGTTTCCGTAGTTTGCCGCACCAACTTTTCGACATTTAGCAATAGCTCCAGAAGCATAAGCTGAAGGAAAAACTCTATATCGTGCTTTAACTTTTCTGTAACAAGCGTCTTTTGCCATAATTAACCTTTTATTTTTTTAGTTATCCATAAAAACAGTGCGTATACAACTAAACCATATACTGTAGCAATCCCAATATCAACTAAATGTTCACGCATATGATAGATGAATTGTATACCAGCTTCAACATCACTGCCACCACCAGAACTGTCAGTAATATTTATAGTCTTACCTTCAAAGCCAGTAAACGCACCTTCTTCAATAATTATTTCTCCATCTTCAGGTAGATCTTCAAAATCTGAGGATGTTGTTTGGTTTATTTCAATGTTACTCATTTTTTACCTTTTAAGTATTTAGGATCTTCATTCTCCTTCTTTTTGAGGTACGCAATAAGTGGTAACATAAACTTGGGAAAACGCAGTTTGCTGGTGCGTGTTTTGTGCCCGTATTTTTTCGGCAAAGGAGAGACATGTATTAAGATCCTGGAAAAAAACACGTTCTTGAATATCCGTTCCATGTAAAATTACTATTAAAACCCATATCATTTACCATTTTCTTTTGACCTTGTAAATGCAGTCGCACCCATAAATGTTGCAACGATACCTAAATTTGCAACAACATACGTTGAGAGTAAAGCCGTTACCATCTCAACTCTTGCATCTGGTATTACTGGTGACATAACTAAAACTATTAAAATGATTGATGATATAGATGACACCCAACAAAGCATCCTCTGTTGGTCTTGCATCTTATCAGAATTTTCAAGACGTATCATATGCTCAGATCGTGAGAGCTCCTCGTCACTTACAATTCCGTCACCATCTAAATCAAACTGTTCGTATTGACTGCCTTTTTGTAATTTTTTGCTCATTCGAAACTTTCCTTTATACTTTTAACCACGTTTTTCAACGTAAAGGGTTTTTCATTGGGTCGATATTTACATCGCATTTCTCTTGGACATTGCACATTACCAGCACTCATGTCAATGTACTCATTATACTGTGTATAATTTGCTCCAACGTAAACACAGATATGTTGGTTATCTGTTCTCATTTGTTTTGCTAATCTGCACGTTGTATGCTCCTTGTCTCTTGCAAAAGTAACAATTGCCAGAAAAGAAATAATACAAAAGAAGATTAAGAAATAATAAATAAAATTATACAGCATAAGCATTACGCAACACTCTTTGTGATGAGCCAGATCATCCATCCAAGAGCAGATAGTCCAATCAACACAGAAATACCTATGATAGTATAGTCTCGTATCATACGTTGTTGCTCTGCTTTAGCATAAATAGCTTCCTGCCTGGCTTTGCGTATACGACCTTCCTCACGCAACAAATCTTCGTATGCCATTAAGCCATAGTGACCAACTAGCCAGTTCTTAAGATCTTCACGTTGTTTTTGTATTTTCTTTTTAGCTGCAAAACTCTCCATTGCAACTTCCTGGACGGAGCCATTAAATAATTTATCAAAGGTTGATGGGTTGTTAGAGTTCTTGTGAATATTATCTATATCAGAGACTGCACCCATCCATTTACCCAATGTAGCTGTGCAGTCTTCAAGTTCTTTACCAGCTTGAACCATAGACACAAAAGTTTTGTAGCAAGTCGTAGCTGTAGTGACTGCTGCACCTAATGTGATTGGATCGATCATTGTCTCTTAGCAGATTGAGCGGCAATTCGCTCTCTGTTTACCTCATTCCTTTCATCAGCAATATCTTCTTGTAACTCTAATCGTGCAGAGTCCGTTACAGCTTGTTGCTCTAATCTCTGTCTTTCGATATCAATTCTTGCTGCATCTGTCTGTGTTTTATTTTGTTCTTGCTGTTGTTTAATCGCAAGTTCTTGTTGTCTAATCGCTACAAGAGGATCGGGGCCTTGTTGTTGAGGCATAAGATTTGGAAGCAAAGCTTCCGTCAATTGCATTTCTATCTGTGATATTTTCATGTCCATAGAAGATTGATCTACAGGCATACCTTGCATTTGCATTTGTTGTAGTTCTTGTTGTGCCATAGCTCGTGCTTTTAATGAAATATGTTCCATAATGTGAGATATGAATACACCATAAACTTGTGGCGAAGTTTGGACAACGGGCAACCTCATAAAAGCAACATGCATACTGACATGTGAATCATGGTCTTGCTCTGGAAATGATTGCAATAATTCACCCATCAATGCTCTTGCGTTTTCAATGGCGGGATCTAGCGGTTGAGGTTTTGGTGGAGGGGGAAGAACCTCATCGATATTCTGCACTTCCAGGGCAAGATACATTCTTCTATATGCCTGGTACAAATTGTGAACTTGTGGATTTGATTGTGCTAACTGCAATTGAGTCTGTGCCAAAGTCACCCTTTGTGCCATAGAAAATATGTTTGGATCAGATACGGGAACAACATCAACACGTCCATCAAAATCTGATTGTTTAATCTGTCTGTCTCCACCACTTACATCATACGGATATTCTGGTGGAAGATTCTCTGCAAGTATTCTAGCTAATAACCTAAACTCTTGCTTTTGTGCATAATGCAATCGCTTATGAATAGCAGACATAACTTTCATGCCACGTTCTAACAATGCGACTGTTGTTCCAACAGGCGTATCTTTGCCCATATTTTGGCCTGTCTGCTGGTCAGCAATAGAAACAAATCTCCGACCAGCATCAATTAATGACCCCAAGAGTTGTGCTAGAGTTGCAGATGGTTCTTTAAATGGCAGAGGAATAATTGAATTTCTGATATCACCACCAGGTGCATCAATGTCCCTAAACTCACCGGGACTGAGAGGTTCATCATCATTTCGTATCCTCAAACCTCTTGCTTTAAAACCAGCAGGCAGGTTCGCTAAAGTTCCAGAATCAATTAACTGTCTCAAGATACTCGTGGCTGCTCTCCCCAAGCCTCCAATCATATGTATAAGACCAAATCCATAGAACCCTAATCCTGGAAGAAATTTGTAGTGCACGAAGTATTGTACTTTTTTCTTCGCAGGATCTTGTGCCGCATAATTTCTTCTTATGGACAAAACCTCTCCACTACCTTTATCTAGTGTAACAATGTAAGGTAGTTTAATTCCAGTTGGTTCACCCATCTGATCCGTATCTTCAAATCCCTCAATGTCTAAATCAACATGCATTTCAAGGATTGTGTAAATATCATCTGTGTGTGACTTATCCGTTCCATCAAGCTCTCTTATCTTTTCCTTAACAGAATCATCTGAATCATCATAAGAAGATAATTCAATATCTTTATACTCTCCAGCAACTTGCAGTTTTCTAATTTGGTTTTCATCCATCCGCAGTACATGCGTTACACGACTCGATGTTGCAATGTCCGAGGCTGAATATGGAATGACCATATCTTCAGCTGGTACAAACATAGCTACTGCACGTTGTTTTAACGGATCATAATAAACTTTCTTAAAAGTCGAACCAGATAACGGCAGGTAAAACAACATCTGATCGGTGTCTGGATCAAACTCTTCCATCACCTCTGTAATCTGGTAGTTCATAAAATCTTTTACACGGGTTGCCTGTTCTTCCCGTTCTGCATCTTTCAAACCTAAAATCTGTGTTTTTACTGGACCGCCTGCTGGTAATAGTTCCTTGTAGCATTGTGCCTGGAACTGGGTTACAGATTCTGCAATCAACGGATGCGTTACACCAGATGCACCAGCAAAAGGCTGTGTTCTTTCTTCATACTTAACACCTAATAAATCCAGACCTTTGACATATCCTTCCTGCCATTCGGATCTTGAATCATTGTCTTCTTCATACTGTGCAACAAGGTCACTGGACATCTCACCTAAGATACCATCATCTAGAACCTCTGCCAGATTAGCATTGTGATCATAGACTTCCGTCTCGACTTCCATACCTTCGCCACCCATCAAAGCTTCAAGGATAGCACCACCTTTACCATCTTCCGTAATATCAACGCCACCTGCAAATTCTTCTGGTGACGCAATCTCCATTTCAACTTGAGGAAGAGCTTCTTCCTTTGGACCACCAGGTCCGATAGGTATCTCTGCCATTAGAATATCCTCACTTTTCCGCCACCTTTAAATTTTCTAACTATGCCACCTCTTGCACCTTTTACTATACCGCCTTTTTTAAATTCGTCATCTGGATCACTACTAGCACCACCTTGATGCTTCCCCAAACCAAGCATGTTTTCCAACTCTATTTTAGGAATGTTTTTTATTTCTTCTTCAGACTCTCCGAGAAATTCTTGAAGGTAATCTCCATATTTTTTTAGTATTTGATCTTTTGTCATTTAAAATACCCTCACAGTTCCGCCTTTGCTTTTGTTGCCCATCTCTATTCTAATCAAATTAACAATCTTTTTTTGACGATCATCTAATGACTCAATACCCAATCTACTCTTTTGTGATAAGGTTTTACCTATTTCGCCCGTATCATAGATGCTATTTAAAAAATCTGACTTATAAGGTTTATACTTACTTTTTTTATCAGTCATCAGTAATACTCCTTCTTTTTTGGATACCAACCATCGTCATCTTCTTCGCCATCAAGAGATATAAAACCTCCCTGACGAAAACGTATCAAAGCCATTGTCATA